AGGTCTATTTCAGCAGCACCTGTTTAGTTCAACACCTCACCCCAATGTGGAGAATAGCGTTATAGGCAGGGACCAATTTTTTAACCATACTCGTACACAATTGCGCAATGCAGTTTAAGCGATGTAAATGCCATAAAAATATCTAAATTATCATATATACATAATAGTTGAACATATGATAAGCTATATCACATCTATATTAACTTCTACCAATAGAAACAATCTCCTCTTGAAATGTTTGGTTGTACTAGCAATAGGTCACGCATTATATGTAAACTATATGACGAGTGGGCACACATATAATACAAGCACCGAAGGGTTCTATCAAAAAGAACAATTTGTGTTGAAACGGAATGATGATGTTTACGACGATTTTTATGCTGAAATTTACGATGGTTTACACGATACCAAGAAACGTTCTCAATGGGAGTTAATGAAACTACTAAAACATACCAGCTTAGATACTCGCAATAGTGTTATTTTAGATGTTGGCAGTGGTACTGGTTATACATTAAATGAATTGACTAGTGCGGGATATAAGGCATACGGGGTAGATAAATCCAAATTTATGGCAACTTACTCGGAGACAACCTATCCGGACGTGGAGGTACTTTGTGAAAATGTAGAGAACCCGATGACATATGAAAAGGACACGTTTACCCATGTTTTATGTACAAACTTTACTATCTATCAAATGAAAAATAAAGAAACGTTTTTTAAGAATTGTTATAGTTGGATGAAGCCCAACGGGTATTTGGCGATACATCTAGTAGATAGAAATAAATTTAATATGACTAAACCGAACTTTGGTGACGAAATTAAATGGAAATCATTTTATGATACTCCGGCTCCACGTATTACATCTGTAACAATTGACTATGAGGATTATAAATATACCGCTGGATATAACTTCCCAGTTAATTTAGAAGAGACGAATGTCATTACAAAAATGGAGACATTCAAAGATAATGAAACTGCCCATATTAGACAAAACGAGGAGGTTCTCTATATGGAAGACTTGCAATACATACTAAAGATAGCCAGTGCTTGCGGTTTCATTGTTCACGCAAAAGTAGACATGAAAGATTGTAATGGTGACGAAAATCAATATTTCTATATATTGGAACGAATGTTATAACGATTACATCGTCTTAGGTCTATACTTACATATAGTTTCCTCTATCTTATTAGAAATATAATTATACGTCATGGTTACACCGATGACCGACCCGACAAGTGTCGTTGTATACAATAACACAATAGTTATGACCGGCTCCATGTAATTATATTAGATATTTGCCGTTAACCATAATAAATCATTTATTAGAATATATTAGAGTATTCTATGCTTCAATATGTTCTCGCAATAACGTTTTTAATCTTGGTGGTTCTCTTTGTATATATAAAAATTAAATATCCATTTTGGAATATACAACCAGTCTTCCACACGTATGATTATTGGCGATACTATTATAAAACCCCCTTTGTCATACATAAATTTCGGCCAGTAAAAAGCAAGTTCTGTGATTTCGCGAATGTTAGTACAAAAAACTTGGTAGATTGTACTGATGAAGATATGAGAGAATTGACAAACCTATTACAATGTTACTATGTATCATCTGACCGTATCATACATTTAATAAATACCCAGAATATAAGAACAATATTAACCGGTATAGGAGAACCTAGCTATATTTCAATATATTATGAGAAAATACTACATAAACCAACGGCATTAGATGACATTGTAAGCGTACAGCGACCCATTGGCTGCATAACATCAAGGGCGTTTAAAATGAGCTACCGGCCGACGCTTAGCGAGCCGATGTATTCTGAAATAACAATCTATTATATTGATTATTTATGTGTTCAACGAGAACATGACACCCGCAAAATCACCCGAAATCTATACCAAACACACGAGTATAATCAACGAACAATGAACCCGAATATTTCCGTTTCCCTATTAAAGAAAGAAATAGATTTATTTGAGGGGGTGGTCCCTTTCATTAGTTACCAATCAGACACTTTCTATTTACGTAAGAGTAAACTTCCAATTTTACCTAATGCATTTCATGTATTACCCATAAATGATAAGAACATAGATATAATAACCGATTTTCTGGATATCCAAACTCACCTTCGGTTTGATAACCAACCGTGTCTATTTGATATATGTATTACACAGCATAGTGGATATTATTTATCACTAATTAATGATAAGCAGCTACACATATATTGTTTAAGAAGTGAAGGCCAAGTGTACGGTATCTATTTGTTCAAAGATACTAAAACACAATATGAAGACATTGAAGGCAATACATTGCAATTGGTGGGCAGTATAATGAACTCAACTGATGAGGCTATCTTTTTCACAGGGTTTTTATATAGCTTAAATATGATCAATAAAACGAATACATATAAGATGTTTATTATAGAAAGTATATCTCATAATCTAATTATTTATAGACATTGGAGAACCAAATACACGCCAGTATTTACCAACAAAAACGCCTATTATTTGTATAATTACGTTTACCCATGTTCTCCTCTATCTCCTGAAAAATGTTTAATTCTAACAATATAATCATCTACTAACAACCGAAAATGTATAATAATATAGTATAGAATATAATAAAGAATGTGTGTTTTTAGTAAATTCAAGGACGCATTGGGAGTAGCAGGACAGGGGTTTCACGAAGCAAGGTTATTGAACACCGCAATGTATGATTATATTGGAAGTATTCTACTGGCTTTATTATTAACGCTATTATATAGTCAAATACCACTAGTAGTGTCAACAGTTTCGGTTCTCGTTTTGGGTGAAATTCTTCATTATTTATTCGGAGTTCAGTCACAGACAATGAAGTTCTTGGGATTGACCTGTAACAAATAATATCTTGACAAATAACATAAAATATTGTCAATATATTATGCAAAATGCTGAACATATTAGTTGTCTACACTGACCGAATACCGTGTTATGAAGAACACTTTGTTAATATGACCAACTCAGGTATTACATTACACGGCACTGACTGCCTATTGACCCTGGGGCAGGAATATAACGAAGATGTTGCTAGTTTTAGCGTAAAAAGTGTGTTTCGGCATACAAATGTCATTGTCTTTCCGTTTGCAGATGAACCGACATATCAACAAACATATAATGATACTGATGAACGCGCCAAGCAATTAAATAATTATTATAAAAGTAAAGCAGCAGAGAACATAGATAAAAGCACCGATTTTTACGGAATAGTTATCTATACACATACTAATGTTCTCAATATACCAAAAATAGATTGGAGTTTATTATGCGAAGAAATATTAGGTACTAACTGTCTGTATGTAAACAGTGACCGGACATTTGTTTGTGGGTCAAAGTCAAATATGATTAAATATTTGCAAAATACATCGCCAAATCCGAATATGCCTGAGCGTGGTCTTGACATACTCACGGAGATAGTTGTACCACCAATAGAAAAATACAATAAATTATATGGGTTTCGCGGGTTAGAAGAAACTTGCGACTCCGAACGATACACTAGTCATATTGATGTAGCAACACGAATGTATTCGTTTGATAAGATGAATGCATACGACACGCTGTATTTTAGTAATTTAACGTTAAGAAAGGTATACAAACAGTTATACAATTTAATCAATAAACCATTTATTCTGGTGACAGGAGAAGGAGACTGCGAATGTCCAAACCAGTTATTTGAAACCGACGCAGAGTTTGCCGAGTTTCTAAAATGGGATAAGTTACAACATTGGTTTTGTCAGAATTGTTTGATAGTGCACCCGAAAATTACGTTGATACCGCTTGGCTTAGATTATCATACTATGATGTATTATTCCCACATAAGGGGGGATCGTGGTCCAAAAATGACACCAATTGAACAAGAAAAACGAATAATGGATCTACGTAAAATAATGAGACCCTTCTGGGAAAGGATACCGGCGTGTTATGGCAATTTCCAGTTTCTAACAAGCACTAAATATAGTAGCGACAGGAAGGACGCCATTGCAAAAATACCCGCGAATACGATTTATTACGATTGTAAGCATGAGCGAAATCAGACCTTTATAAATCAAACGGCGTTCGCATTTGTTCCGTCACCATTTGGACAGGATTATGAATGTATAAGAACGTGGGAGGCATTATGTTTAGGGTGTATTGTAATTATCAAGAGTTGTCCATTAGATAGCTTGTATGAAGGATTGCCTGTGGTAATTATCCAGGATTGGAGCGAAGTTACACCCGATTTCTTGCAAAAGACGTTGATAGAATACAAAGAAAAGCATTTGAACAATAAGTTTAAATACGAAAAGTTACATAAGCATTATTGGATACGTTTGATACAACAGATGAAGGAACAAATATTGCGAGGAACTTCTTAGGCGGTTGACAAGCATTGTATCGTATGATAGATGACGATACAATTCAGAAATTTATCGTGTGTATTTACCTGCCCGAGCAAATGAATCCACCACAAATATAATAAAGATCCCTAAAAATGAATAAAGAATGAATTCTTCTGTAATATTATCCGTTTTCTCGTGTTGTTGTTGTTCTAGTAAATGTATCATATAGTTGATTTTCTCTAACAGTTTGCTATCTCCACCTCCGCTCGCATTAATGCCCATATTTGCATAATATGGACGAGTGAACTGAGGTGTGGCACCATAGCTTTTATCATAATTACTATAAACGGGAGCTTTTGCATCATTTGCACCATAGGCAGGCATATGCTGACCTCCATATATATTGGACGCAGTGCCTTCATTCTTAAACCTAGGAATAGGAGGCATATATTGTTGTTCATCTACATTATCGCCAATGTCTCGTTTGGGTTGAATTGCCGGGTGAGAAATTGGATTAAACTTACCCATGCCGGTATCTTGAACGTCAGTCGCACTGGTAATTTTATCCAAAAGCATATTTACTCGGTTATTGCGATTATCATTTTCTGCTTCAACCTCCTCAATGGTACTGGGTTTCATAGATTGATAATGTTTATTAGAGTTGGACCCATCTTCCGGAATAGATTTAGAGAGGGCAGATGGTTTTCTAAGAGAAGGTGTTCGTTTTTTATTAGATGAATCTTCACTTATCCATGCCGAAGCGGTTGTGACTAATGACATTTGATATAAATAAGTATACTTAAAAACTAAGTAGAAATTAATTTACCTATAACGAACCGAAAATTGGAAATATTAAATCGTGTTATAATATAATACATATGATAAACAAGATATCTCAATTTATACCGATAGTGGCATTATACCTATTATTAACCCGACATAGAGGGTGTATAGAATTTAGTCATACCGTTGTCGGAAAACTATTAGCCGTCATAGTAATCATATTCTATTCAATCATAGACAAATCAGTCGGTGTGTTAGTATGTGCGTTAATTATTCTATTTTATCAAATGGATTGTACTGAAAATATGCTAAACCAGGAGGCGTTTCACGACATAGAAGGAAAAACGATGTCTGAATTAATTGCCGCGAAAGAACGTCAACCATTGGAATACGAGGAAATAAAACCCGCTAAATCTAGTAATAAAAATCAGATAGAAACTTTTGGAAATTATAATGAAGGTTATAGCGTAGATGAAATAAATAAAGAATTTCGTGACCAAAATTGCAACAAGGGTGTATTAAAGTATAAAAATATGCAGGTGAGAGATGAACTGGCTAGTCATATTTACCCCGAAATCAAATTTACAGATGAATATTGCAATGTATGTAGGCCATCATGTAAATTTTCCATCATTGAGGCAAAGTTTGAGGCAGAAACAAAAATAGCCCCTACCGAGCTAGCGTAATTATCTAATTACACAATATACACTAGAATGAAAGAACCAAAAGGATCATTTAAATCATCGTTTAATTATTTACACAATCAAATACAGGCAGTCAATGATAGCAAAATATTCGCAGGGTTAATGATAATTGTCTTAAATATTGTATCAAGATTTGTAAACATCAATTTAAGTAAATCTGTGGAGTCCTACTTAAAGTATACAGTTAGTCGTCAACTATTGGTATTCTCAATCGCATGGATGGGGACACGTGATATTTATATAGCAACATTCATAACAGTGTGTTTTATAATACTATCCGAATACTTATTCAATGAAGACAGTGCACTATGTATTTTATCCGAAGACTTTCAGGATTATCATAATACGGTATTAGAGAACAATAAAGAGAACGAGAACAAAGTATCAGATGATGAGATTAAGAAGGCGAAAGCAGTTTTAGAGAAAGCAGGTATGCAAAACATTGGAAAAGACAAAGAGGTTCAAGGATTTTCCATGAAATAATTATTACAGCATGATATGAAATAAAGTGTTCATATAATATAAATAGTAGTAACGCGAAATGGATATACAACGCATAAGAATTATGATGGCAACGAATATACCAAATAGCAAACCAATGGAGTTTACAGGTAACATGTTGTACCACCCGTCATACCCTGAAATGAAAAACATTGGAACATATCCTTATATAACGGACACTATTGATTATTCCGATATGTATATAGATGACCTAACCTACCCACAAATAGCAGCAATCTTTTTTGATCGGGTGAAATTTATTCGCATGGTGTCTAAAACTAAACGTGTAATCGATGCAGATAAACCGGCGACACTTGAACGCAACGTGATGACCATGTTAAAGTGGTTACTGCCAACAAAGTTCTTTGCAGTGAACAACCATAAGCAATCTATTAAACTACTAGACCCAGAAGCAGATGCAGTTGATACATCAAGTATATTTTATAATCCATTGAAAACTGAATCGTCTTATATAATTATAAATGGTAAGCAGTATACCATAACAGAGGTGGTCTGGTTAAATGATATACTGAACCACCCAACGTACCGAAAGTTATTAGAAGAAGTATATATTCTCAACCGATCATTGAATGCATATAAGTCCACATTAATAACTAAAATTGACGCTTACAAGGAACGTGTAATTGGCTTAATGGACAATATATATGGAATAATCGTGGACGCTATAAAAAAGACCCCTTCGGCAACGGGGGTAACCACACCAGTGTCAAGTGGTTATGCGAATGAAAAAACATACTCTGCAATATTCACAATATTGCGTCTAAAAAAACTCTTATTGGGGGAACCGATTGATATAGTGACAATATATAATGAATTATATGGAACACCCAATACAGCTGGTAAAGTAATACAATCAGTTCCAGTTTCATCTGTAACCATTGCTACCAATCCATTTACAAAGATTACTAAAATGTCTAGTGGCATTACTTTGGAAGACCGATTAAATGGCATAGCGACGGAACCCGTAACGGATATAAAAAGTTCCCCCATTCAGATTGGCCGATTTGAAAAGGTTTTGGCTCTACTGTCTGAATATAGAACCGAGCTTATTGGGATAATAACCCTAGCTGATAATGCAGATAAGATTGCATTAATAACAAAAATAAACGAGTTATTAAATGTAACTGTATTAAAAGAAGGAAGTAACCTTGCTGCACAACTTATGGCAACTGATAGCATAGTGTTTTCAAAGCAAATGTATGGATCGCCAGATTACATACCAGTATTGTCTCAGTTCAAAACAAATACATTATATAAATATAGGAGACCCAACTTAACAAGTGAAAACAATAAATTACAAGAATATATTGATAATGATACCAATCCCGCTCTTGTGACTGAATGGTTCAAAGATTTCGTTGCAATTTACGATAAGTATATTTTAAAATCAAATACTAGTCTTACGATAAATAAGGGCCTGTTAAGTTTAAAATTAAACAGCATCAATATGGAAAGTACCGACCTTAATAAACCTACAAAAGATATGTTCATTCGGTTAACAGTCATTGATGGAGAAGTAAATAACGACAATAAAAGTCAGATATACTGTCCGCTTACAAGTGATAAACTAGGTAGCGAACTATTTGCATTAATTGAAAATGCAACTGACTATGCTGATCTATTAAACGAAGATGTGTCATTGTTTGCTGTAAAAACACTAAGCGCTTCTGTTGGTTCCGACAAAGGTCAATCTTCTCCGGGTGAGGCCCAGAATGTGCAAAATAAATATGATCCAAACAAGAATGTACCCAATTTAAACAAGAATGTACCCAATCCAGTCGGGCCATCTTTTGCATTTACACAGAATGCATCTACAAAGTTTGGTCCAGTATTGATTGCATCAGCAAATCCAGATGTATTAAAAGACCTTATAATGAGTATACGACAAAATCCGGCGATTAAATTGGACCTTGATCCAGAAAGTATTCTTAGGTTTATAAGTAATACCTACAAGGAAAGCATTGGGCGAAGTTCACTGGATAATCTTCCAGAGTTACCACAGCTTATTAACGAATGGAGCCAAAGCAATAGACGAGCAAATAAAGAATTAGAGGAAAAGATTACTATAATGAATGCCGACCTTAATGGGAAACAACTTATATTTGAAAATAAGATGAAAGATAGCAAAGTCGTATCTAATCCCGCTGAGCGAAGTAAAGTTACCAATCAACTCGCAATTATTAAGTTTTATAAATATATTGGGGAATTATTATTAAAAAACGAGCAGTCAAAGGCTGTTGATAGACAACTAGGGGGTAAGAAGAAAAAAAAGCGAGACACAAGAAAAATAAATACAAAGGTTGTCAATAACACAAGCAAGAGACGTAAACATTAATTTTTATTATATGAAGAGCACAACAGATTATTTCTTATTAAATACAGGTTTGCTGTTAACATAGTTTCCAACCGCGGGTCCGACGTCTTCATTCTCATCAATTGAATAAATAACGCCGTTAATTTCACTCGTGGTATAATACCCCTTACCTTTTATAGTAACTTCAAACACTTCTTCTTCGGCTTCCT